GCCAGATATGGCACAAGAACAAAGACAAGCTATGGCTGCTGGTATGACTACACCTGTAGGTGGTGGTGCAGTAAGCAATGTTGAAATGAGCATGATGCAACCTAGTGCTGGTAGTACAGGTGCAAAAATGATGGAGCTACAACAAGCTTTACAAGTGTTGCAAGAACAAATGAACATGACATCTGACCCAGAAGAAAAAGAACTATTGGGCAGAATGATTGAAAATGCTACGACTAAGGCATTTGCACCCCAAGCTGATTTAGTTGACCAATTATCACAAGGAGCTGGCGAAGATGACATGATGGCTCATGTCAGGTCAGGAGATGTCAATGTCTCAAGGGAGATGATAGAGAACAACCCAGCCTTAGAAGATGCGATAGAAGGTGCTGCTCTTGAAGTAGGTATTGACCCAGAATCAATGGTATATGGTACAGGTATCGCTAGTCTTAACGAAGTCACTGGTGCTGAACAACATGGTTTTTTAAAGAAAATAGCTAAAGGTGTTAAGAAAGTTGTAAAAGTAATTGCACCAGTCGCAGCTGTAGTGCCCGGTCCTTGGCAAGCTCCAGCCATTGCATACAACAGAGGTAGAGCTGTAGTTAATATAGCAAAAGGTAAAGGTGGCATTGGCGACCTTATGACAGCAGCTGCTGGGGTAGGCGACAAAGCTGGTTTCTTTGGTGGCACACCAAGTTTTAACCCTACTGCTGGTGCTACCTCCACTGCTGGTGGTGGTATTTCAGATTTATTAGGTAGAGCAAAAGAATTTATATTGCCGGGTGCTGATAATAAAGGATTATTTAAAAATGTGATTGGCGGTGTAGGCAAGGTCTTAGGTATGAGTCAAAGACCACAAAGAATAGATAATCCTGATGGTAGCTCTACTTATGTAGACGCTCAGGGTAATCCTATAACTAAAGAGCAATATGAAGCTGCTAGAAATACACCAGACTTTATAAAAGGCATTGAAGATACGCTCAAAGGACAAACAGACCCTCAATCAAGTAGTTTATTCGCTAAACTACCTTCTATGCCAACTTTTCGTGACCCAGAAACAGGACAATTAAGTGGCATGGGTATGTTGGGCATAGGTGCTTTGGCTACTGGTTTAGGCAAGTTAGCATATGAAGACACCAAGAAAGACAAAGGTGTACAACTGACACCATTGACTACTATGAACGCAGCTGGTCGATATAACTTAGAAGCTGAGATCGCTAGGAGAATGGGTCAACAAGCACCTAATCCTACTGAGTTTGGTTTGTTACCAGCTAACACAATGCCACAACTAAGTGGTGGTCAACCAAGACTAGAAGAACAAGTGATGGCAGCAGCTAAAGGTGGCGAAGTGCAATATCCCAACAAAGGTTTGGAATCACTAGCAAAAGTAGCTCCAGATGTAGTCAAAAGAATGGGTTACAACATGGGTGGTTATGTTATGCCAATGGCTTACGCTGAAGGTGGAAATGTAGCTATAGAAGACTTTGAAAGAATGAATGGTCAGATTAATGGCGAAGGTACAGAAACCAGTGACGATGTGCCAGCAATGTTATCAGATGGCGAATTTGTCATGACAGGACAGGCTGTAAGAGGTGCTGGTTCTTACGACATGAAAAACGATAGTGGCATAATAACTCTAAGCCCTACAGGTGCTCCTAGTAGGGATGGAGGCACTGATTTAATGTATCAACTTATGGAGGCTTTTAGCAGTCAAGCAAGACCAGCTTAAAGAAACAATATGGCATTTTTTAATAAATTATTTGACAAAGGTTTTGAAAAAAAAGTCTTACCACAAGTAACTCCTCAACAACTCACTGGCATTAGTTCAATGTTACCTATGCAAACCATTACATTACCAAATGGTCAAACAGTACAGATACCACAAATAAACATGGATGAAGTCAATGCTAACTTGTTAGCGGCTGGTATAAC